TGTTTGATATACCGTATTTACATTTACCATATTAATTTTTTATTTATACTATAAAGGCGGCCGAAACCGCCTATATTATAGTATCACTTGTTTTTATAGTTTTTTATCTATAGATTTATAGATTTCAACACCTTCATCTGTTTTCAAGAAAGAAGCAAATGCAGAGTAAGGGTTTTCATCAAAAGGTACATTCATTAATTTTCTACCGTTTGATCCCCATGTAAATGTTCTTTGATCTGGTGATAAATTAATTATACCAGCTTCAGCAGCTTTTACAGCTACGTTTCTTAATTGAACATTACTGTCATTTGCTAAGCTAATAAATAATTCAGGATTATTTCTTGCAAATAAAAGAATATCTCTTTTTATTTCTTTAGAGCTCATGCTGCTTACTTTAGATCCAAGTTCAACTCTTAAAATAGCTTCTGCTTGATCTATATCCATATTTCTAGCTGCATTTAAAGCATCTATTTGAAGATCTAATATATCTAATTGATCTACAGCTTCTTCAATAGCACTAAATTCTTCATACAACCTACCTTTTAAAGGGTGATATAATGAAAGTAATTTTTGTAAATTTTGTTTTTCTTTTGAAACTTTTAAATCACCGTCTTTAAATATAATGTGACCTAAAGTTGCTTCACCTTTTTGTTCGTCTACTAAAGGTGAATCTTGATTTGTAGCATATCTTAGTTCTCTTTGTTTACCTGTTTTTTCATCAAAATAAAGTAATGCGTGTTTTTTAGTATGCTTACTTGGTATTGTTAATGTTAGTGGGTTTTTTTTACCTCTTAAATAATAAACTCTATCTTTTATTTCCCACTCAGGTTTCAATGGTTTTTTAGGTGCAGCTTTTACTGCTATTTCTTGAGGTGCAACCTCTACGTTTTCTACTGCTTGAGCTTTTTTAGCCATAATATAATATAATTAAATAGTTAATAAAAAAATCCTAGGGCTACACTCACTTAGTAGCCCTAAGATTTAATTTAGGTATTAGATACCTTTGAATAATACAAAGTTGTTAGCAGCTTGTGTTACTAAACATCTTTCAGATAGGAAGTTTACTTCCATAGCATCTAATGTAGATGTAAATGCACCACCAGCAGAACCAGTCAACCAAGACTTCATACGACGATCATCGGCTTGTGAAGCTCTATATCGCACGTGTAAGAAAGGTCTACGGATATTAGTTCCTAACACTTGATCGTATACAGTTGATGTTCCAGCAGGTATTAATACACCTTCGATAGAATTAATTCCGTCGATAGCGCCACGAGTTGAAGCATCATTTAAGTATTTCCAATCAGTTTTGTAGAAATCATAAGAACCTCTTCTGAAACCGCTGAACCCTAAGTTCAATGCCATTTCTTCTGAGTTTTCAAATAATCCAAATGCAGTACCACCAGCAGTACCACCAGAAATTGCAGCTAGCATGTCATCAAAATCCAAAGCAGTTTGTCTTTGTAAAAATAACATGTTTTCTTCAATTGCACCTTGAGTATCTAAATTTTTCAAAATAGCATCAAAGTCATCTATTCCAGCAGAAGCGGTAAATCCTACTTGTACGTTACCTCTATTTTCAATAGCAGCAAATAAACCTTCAGTTCCTGGAATTAAAGCTGCAGTATATGTAGCATCTCCAGAAGCATTTAGCTCACCTTCTACCATAGACATTTCTAAGTAATCTTCAAAACGTAGTCTTGTTTCAGACTCAGCTTTTAAGTACCATAAATACCCAGAAGCACCGTCTTCAGTAGCAACTTCAACCCAACCAATTTGAGCCATATCAGAACCATTAACTACGTACTGGTTTCTAATGATGATAGGTGTGTTTGAAAATTGTGTGAAAGCAGGCTCTACGCTTTTTCTTATAGCGCTTAATCCAGTTGCTCCAGTTGCTGTATTTGATCCTTTTGAATAAGCAGAACCATAAACAAATACTTTTAATCCCGTAGCAGTAAATCCATTAGCAACAGTAAAAGCATTACCGTCAAAAGGAACTACATCTATAGTACCAGCAACAGGTCCTACAGTAGAACCAGTAACGCTAGCAGATACAATTGCTTTTCCTTCAGCACCTGTAGCAGGATCTAAAACAACAACAGTATCATTTACAGAAATAACGTTAGTAATAGTAGCTTGTGTAGCACCAGGCGCAACAGTAAGAACTGTTCCAGCAACGTTAGCAGTAACACCATCATACGCAATGTGCAATCTATTTTGTTCAGACCAAATAACTTGATCAGATGTCATTGGCATTTCAGCGCCAACCATTCGTAAGAACCCAGATAACGTTCTGTTTCCATAACGCTCTACTTCTTGTTCATAAATTTCAGGTAAATACTGCTGAGCAAATGTGTCAGTGTTTCCAGCACCACCGTCATTAAATTTCAAGAAGTTACTGTCAAGTAGCTCTTGTCTTTGACTTGGTACAATAGTACCAAATTGAGGAGTTAAACTCATAATTTTAAGTTTTTATTAGTTAAATTTTTTAGTTTTTATTTTAAGTTTTGTAGAATCAGCACCTGAAATAGCTTTAACTTTAAATCCGTCAATAAACACATCTCCTTGAGTAGTCCTAGCTTTAGTGTCACTTAGGTTTTTTGATTTGTTTACAACTTCTTTTACAGCATCTGCTTTTCCTTGCTCATAGAAATGAGCGGCAATCTTATCTACGTTTTCAGCAGCATAAATAGCCTTGTGATAACCATTAACGTCTTTAACATTACCATTTTCGTCTAGGAACTTCCCAACGAGGTTTGTTATATTAGACTGGTTTTCTGCAACTTTATCTTTGTTTTGAATATTATACTTATATTTCTTTTCACCAACACTAATATCAAAACCTTTGAAATCATTGCTAAAAAGCTTTTTTGTATTATCTTTAAACAATTGATGCTGTTGCTCAGCTTGTTTTTGCTCCTTGTTATATCTATTGAAAAAATCCATAGCTTTTTGTTGTTCCTGAGTAACGCCGGGTCTCAACTTGATCTCGTCGTAATATTTACTCTTGGTTTCCTCTAAAAAGTTTTTGGCTTTCGCAACTTCTTCTTTAAACGCAAGTTTCTTTTTGCGTATATCCTTATCTTCATCTACGTCTTCGTCGTAGTCAAAATCTTCTAACAAAAGATCAAGATCTTCAGAATCTAAATAAGGTTTATTTTTTTTGTAATACTCTTTAATAAGAGTTTTGTCGTCTACATTGCTATAGTCAGCATTTAAACGAGTATAATCTTCTATTGTCCCACCAGTTTCTTCCATAAAAGCAACTAGCTTTTCAATATTTTCTGGCAATGGTTTGCCTAATACTTTTTCATCTCTTATAGCTTCTTTAACTTCTGCTTCAACTTGTTTAACTTCAGCTTCTGTTACTTCTTGGATCGGAGAAAACCCTTCAGTAGTCTCGTTGGACTCTTGTACAGGTTCTCCCACCTTTGTGCTATCTCCGGATGGTTCTTCCACAGGTACCTTCTTTGTTTCTCCGACTTGAATGGCATCTTCTTCTTGTTTTGGAATTATTACTTTCTTAACCTCTGGCTCTAATTCAACTAAAGGTTCTTTTGGGTTAACATTTACTTTTGTAATGTTATCTTTTGTTTCGTTTAATTTTTTAGGTGTTTTCTTTTTTATTTTAAAGTCACCTTCCTGTTTAACAGGTTTATTTGTTTTTACTTCTGACATAATATAATATAATTAAATAATTAAATAACGTTTTACATAAACGCGTTCATACCAGCATCTGGCTGATTTTCAAAGTCTATTGGTAAGCCGTCGTTTTTTCTTTGACTTATCATTTCACTTTGTTGCGTACCTTCCATTTTTATACGCTTGTCTTTTCTATCTTCTTTTTGTTGTTCTTTTTGAGATACTTGTTGAATTTCAAGTTGTTTCAATTGCATATCAAATTGATGCTGCATTTGCATTTTTTGTTGATCAAGTTGCGCTTGAATTTGCATTTTTTGAATTTCCATTTGAGTTCTAGACTGCTCGTATTGAACCTTAGATCCGCTAATAGCCTCTTGCTTTTGAACTTCGTTCATTGCAATTTTTTCATTAGCTTCAGCTTGAGACTCGGCTTGAGCTCTAATGTTAGCTTGAGCGTTTTCTTGGTTTTGTCTAGCCTTAGTTTTACGCTTGACTTTTAATAGTTGATTAGCTAGTTTAAGATTTTTAATCTGTCTTAAATCTATAGCATCTTCAAGATCAATACCTCCTTGCTGCAGCGCTACTTGTATATTAGCTTCTAACTGAGCTTTTTCTTCATCGTCCGGCTCTAACTCTAAGAAAATTCCAAAATCATGCAAATTTAAATCAGCAACTTCTTTTAACGTGTTGACATTATAAGTGCTAATAGAATTTGTTAATGATTCTGCTGTTAAAGGAAATTGTAAAGCATCAGCAAGCTTAAGAGCTATGTTTTCTGCAACTCTAAGAGTTAAATAAGATGATGACTGCTTGATATGTCTAGTAGCAACATTAGATGCGTTAGCGGCCATTTTTTGTAAACCTACTAAAGTGCTTTTGTCTGGCGTACTACCATCTCTAGCTTCATTAAGACCCGTTACGTCACGTATCATTTGCAGGTAATACTGGTACGT